ACTGATTATACCTTTTGTGTTACAGGCAAACTTGTAAGTATCAAAAGAGAAGAGTTAAAAAATAGAATTGAAGCGGCAGGTGGTAAAGTTACTGGCTCTGTGTCTTCAAAAACGGACTACTTAATTAATAATGATATTAATAGCACTTCATCAAAAAACGTAACAGCTCAGCGACTTGGCGTTCCTATAATTACTGAAAGCGAATTTGCTAATATGTTTCCCAATTTGATTAATTGAAAAATTTTTGATATAATATATATACAGAAAGGTTAATAAATGAACAATAAAAAGCTTAAAGTAGTTGCTGAAAGAATAGCGGAACTTGAATATAAATATTCAATATCTGCTTCACAAGAGGAAAAAGACAAGATTGAAAGAAATATTGCTAGTATAGTAGGAAACTATAGTATGGCGGATATGCTTGAATTAGATGATTATATACAAAGCAATTATATTGACAAAATAAAAAATATTTGATATAATATATATGTAATAAAAAAGATGAAAAAATTACATCTTTTAAAATAAAAACAAATTATATAAAATTAAAAGGAGAAATTATTTATTATGCTTAAGGATAATGCAAAGACAGTATTTAATTATGTAAAGGATATGGATGGTAAGAACATCACAGCAACAGATATTTCTGAGGCTACAGGTCTTGAGGTAAGAAGTGTAAATGGTATTGTTACTTCTGCTTTTTAGAAGAAGGGCTTGATGGAGAGAATCCCAGCTGAGATTGAACTTGATGATGGTTCTCATAAGGCTGTAAAGTTTATTAGACTTACAGAAGCTGGTAAGTCTTTCGATCCTGATGCAGAAGACGTTCCCGCAAAGGACGAGTAATAGCTGTTACTTAATATAGATTTTAGGGAATAGGTTACATAATCTATTCCCTTTTTCTTAGAGGAATAAATGTATGAGTAATTTTTTAATAACAATAATAATAGTTGATATATTGGTATTTACTGTTACATATGGTATATATACTTATTTGTTTTTAAAACAACGAAAAAAGCAGAGAGAAATATATAGTAAATTAGAAATAGATATTGATATATTAGAACATAAAAAAGAAAATTTAAATCAAGAAATAGAAGAAAGACAAGAATAGCTTAATGCGGCAATTGAAGAATTAACAATATAGAGAGAGCAAAAGAAACAAGAATTTAAAGAAAAATGTGAACAAGATTATTAGGATATAAAGGATAATTATGATTATAGTGTTGCGAAAATAAATGAATAGATATCTGCGGCAGAGAATAAACTACGGAAGATATAGGATACACTTAATGCAGCAACCGCCGCACAAACTAGGGCTTAGGAAATAAAAGATAATAAAAGTTTTTATTGCTTACCTTTATCTATTGAGGATTAGAATGATATTCAAGTATTAGAAAGAGTTAAGAAGCAATTAAATAAGCCAAGAATTCTAAGTATGTTAATTTGGTCTACTTATTTTCAAAAGCCAATGAATACATTATGTAATAATATTTTAGGAACTAAAGAAGTAACTGGTATATATAAAATTACTAATTAGTTAAATAATAAATGCTATATAGGTTAGAGTGTTGATATAAGTACTCGTTTTAAAAATCACGCAAAGTGCGGCTTGGGTATAGACACGCCGCCCGGCAATAAACTTTATCAAGCTATACAGGAAGATGGCATATAGAATTTCTCTTGGGAACTTTTGGAAGAGTGCAGTAAAGACGAATTAAATGAAAAAGAAATGTTTTATATAGAATTATATTAGGCAAAAGAATTTGGTTATAATACTTTGAAAGGTGTGAATAGTAAATGAAATTTGAAAGAACTCTTGTATCTGGGTTTGAGGGAGCAATAAGAGGTATGCGGAATCCGCTTGAAAGCTGGTCCCGCTCTGATAGCAGATTTGGATTTATAGATAATAATTATGATACTAAAGCAGTTAATTATAGATTAAAAGATGCAGCAGAAGCTTGGTTTACTTATAATGAATCATTAAGAGAAAATATTAAAAACTTTAAAGAAAAATCTATATCAGATTATGAATCTTGGCTTTCTTATAATAATGAAGTTGGATTTGATTTTGATAATAATATAGAATAGTTTGTATATATTGGGCCGCATGATATGCGGCTTATGCAAAGACTTATAAAAGCTGGCGGAGAACATCGTAAATTCATGCGGCAGATACAAGTTTCTGTCGATATTACCGCCCCATTGTATTGGTGGAAGGAAGCTGATACCTATCGCGTTGGGGTAACAACAAACTCAACTTCTACAATGCACAAACTTGCAACTACTCCCATTACTATTGATTGCTTTGAAACAGATGATTATACAGGAAAATGTCTCTATTTAGGATATATAGAAGAATCTAATTCTGTTGATTTTTCTATAACATCTTATATTAGTTTTTTAGAAAGACTTCGTCTTGAATATCTTAAAACTAAAGATAAAAAATATTGGAAAGAATTAATAAGATGGCTTCCGGAATCTTGGCTTCAAACTCGTACTGTAACTATGAACTATGAAAATATATATTCTATGGTTAAACAAAGAAAAAATCATAAACTCACTGAATGGAGCGAAAGCTTTATGGATTGGGTAGAATTACTTCCTTATGCTAATGAACTTTTGTTTTTAGAATAATTATTGAATTTTATAAAAAATAATGATATAATTATTATAGAAAATAAAAAAAGAGGTAATTTAATATGACTAACAAAGATAAGTTTATTGAAGAAGTAGAAAACCTGATAACAGAAAGCGGAAAGAACCTTTCTGATGAAGCTTACTCTTATTTTGAATCTATAAAGCATAAAGTTGGTACTGAAAAGCTTACAGAAAATGGAACAAAAGTTTTAAAGTATATGGCGGAGAACAAAGACAATTTCAGTAATGTATTTAAAGCTATTGACATTGGAGATGGAATTACAATGACTGGTAGAGCAGTATCTGGTGCTATGAGAAAGCTTATTGAATCTGGATATGTGAAGAAAGATGCAACCACCGCACCAGTTACTTATAGTATTACAGATTTTGGAGTAGAAAAAGCATTGAGTTGAAACAATAAAAATTTTATGTTATAATATTTATATAGTGTTTTTGATTTTTTAAAAAAAATTTAAGGAGAAAATTATTTATGAAGAAAATGGTAAATGAAGCAACTTATGAAGGTAGAGTTTTTCAGCACAAGCTTGTAAAGAAGACAGTATCAAATCAGTCTTCTAAAAATTTTGGTAAGGAATTTATTTCTGGTACTCTTGATATTGCAACTGATGATGCAGGACTTAATGTAGTACAGGTTCATTATACTTATGTAACTGCTACAACTAATGCAGGTAGCGAAAATAGAACATTCACTGCACTTTCAAAGATTATGGATGGTCCTACTTGGGTAGAGAATGGTAAGGACGAAGCAATGAAAATAAAGGCAACAACCGCTATTGGTCTTAACGAATTTTATTCTTCAAGAGACAATCAGATTGTTTCTCAGATGATTAATGAAGGCGGTTTCATTAATATTATTAATTCTCTTTCTGAGGAAAAGGAAAATAAGAGAAATAAGTTTATTGTTGATATGCTTATCACAAAGGCAACAAGAGTTGAAGCAGACCCCGAGAAGAATATTGATAAGGATTATCTTAATCTTCGTGGTGTAATCTTTAACTTTAGAAATGCAATTCTTCCTATTACTCTTAAAGTAACTAATGAAAAGGGTATTGAAGATTTTGAAAGTCTTGATGTTTCTTCTTCTAATCCTTATTTCATTAAGGTATGGGGTAAAAATGTAAATACAACAGTTACAATTACTAAGGAAGTTGATGCTTCTGATTGGGGCGAAGCTTATGTAGATACTCAGGAAAGAAATGTTAGAGATTGGGTAATCTCAGGTAGAGCGGCAGTTCCTTATGAGTTTGGTGAAGAGGGAGTTCTTACAACAGATGAACTTACAAAGGCTCAGCAGGACAGAGAGCTTGTTCTTGCGGAAATCAAGAAGAGAAATGAAGAATACAATGCTTCTAAGGGCGAAACGGTAGCACCTGCTCCAGCAAAGGCAATTGCCCCTAAAGCAACAAGCGAATTTAATTTCTAATTAAGATAGGAGGACAAATAAATGGGAATTAATCTTATGGCTCTTGAGCCTCATAAAGTATCCCGTGATTTAAGCGGCTACATAACTTATGTGTACGGTCCTCCAAAGGTAGGAAAGACAACGCTTGGCTCTCAGATGCCAAGCCCTCTTCTCCTAGCTTGTGAGAAGGGATATAATGCAATACCGGGAATTATTGCGTAGGATATAACTTCTTGGAGAGATATTAGAGATGTTTTAAGAGAACTCAAGAAACCCGAAGTTAAAGAAAAGTTTGCTACAATTATCATTGATACAGTAGATATCGCAGCGGTTTATTGCGAAAAATATGTATGTGCTCAAGCAGAAGTTGATTCCATTTCACAGATTCCTTATGGACAGGGATGGAACAAACTTAAAAAGGAATTTGAAGAAGTTTTCCGTACTATGACGCAGCTTGGGTATGCAGTATATTTTATTTCACATTCTAAAGAAGGTACTTTCAAAAGACAGGATGGTACAGAATATACACAGATTAAGCCTTCTGTAACTACTACGTATAATAGTATTATAGAGAATATGGCTGACCTGTATGGATATATGCATCCAGTATATGAAGATGGACAGTCAAAAGTAAAAATGACTTTACGTTCACTGGATGGTTCAATTGCGGCAGGCGGTAGATTTAAATATATTGCCCCAGAAATTGATTCAAGCTATGATTCACTTGTTAAGGCATTAAATGATGCAATAGATGAAGAAGCTAAACTTACAAATAATGCTTATGTAACAGATGAAAGAGAAAAAGCTCCAAACATTACAGTTCTTGATTTTGATGAACTATTAAACAAATTTAATTCTATTCTTAGCAATATTGTTAATACACATTCAGAAGAAGAATTCAATTCATATTACGCTCCACGAATTACACAAATTACAGATAAATACCTTGGTAAAGGAAAGAAAGTTAGCGGCTGCTCCCGTGACCAAGTTGAGATGCTTAGTTTGATAGTTTCTGACCTCGAAGAACTTGAAGAAAAATCTAAAGTAAGTGCTCAGTAATAAAGAGTTAAGAGTCAAGAGGAAGAATTATCTTTCTCTTGATTTTTTTAATAAAATATGTTATAATAAATATATAATAAAGAAAAAGGTGTTATAAGATGGCGGCAAAGCATATAGTTAAATGTAAAATATGCGGAAAAGAGTTTGATTTAAATTCTGAACAAGGCGTAAAATGTGGGGCAAGGAGATATGCTCATCAAGCTTGTTATCCAGAAGGAGAATTAGTTGAAATGGCTTCTCAAAAAGACCCAGATTTAGTAGCACTTGAACAATATATAATGAAGCTATTTGACGATGATTATATAAGCCCAAGAGTTAGAAAACAAATAGAAACTTACAGAAAAGAATATAACTATACATATAGTGGAATATTAAAAAGCTTAATATGGTTTTATGAAATAAAAGGCAATTCAAAAGAAGAAGCAAATCACGGCATAGGTATTGTACCATATATTTATTAGGAATCATACAACTATTATTATAATATATTCTTAGCACAAAAGGCAAACGAAGATAAAGATGTAAACTACTTTAAGTCAACGATAAGAAGCATCATTATTCCATCGCCGCACGCAGAAACTAAAAAACCTAAAATGTTTAATATTGATAGTATGGAGGATTAATAATGGCTAAAGAAAAATATATTGATATTCCTGCTATTGTACAGTTAATTGGCGGAGTTTATTTAAATAATTCAGTATTAGATAATTCTCATTATTTTTTTGATGAGGATGATTTTACAGAAAGATTTCATAAGATTCTTTTTGGTACTATCTATAATTTGCATAATTTAGGTGTCACTAAAATAGATATAATAGCAATTGAAGATTATTTACAGCAAAGACCAGAAGCATATGGCGTTTATCAGTCTAATAAAGGTAGAGAATACATTCAGAAGTTGGAAGAGAATACACAGGTCGCCGCATTTGATTATTACTATGGCAGAGTTAAAAAAATGACTTTGTTTAGAATGTACGAAAAAGCTGGAATTAATTTGTCTTGGCTTTATGATATAGATAATATATTAGACACAAAAAAGAAACAAGCACAAGAAGATTGGTTAGATAGTCATTCTCTTGAAGAAATAGCAGATATAATAGATAGTAGAATTTCTTAGGTTAGAAGTAAATACGTTGATAATTCTATTGAAAATGCTGGTCAGGCGGGAGACGACATATTTGAATTAATTGAAGATTTTAAAGCCAAGCCTGAATTTGGTATTCCTCTTTATGGTAAATATATAAATACTATAACAAGAGGTGCAAGGCTTTCCAAAGTATATATGCGGTCTGCCGCTACAGGACTCGGTAAAACTCGTACAATGATTGCTGATGCTTGTACTTTTGCTTGCGATACA